GTTCCGACAGCCGTGTAAGCTACTATTTCTCTTAGGGTTGAAGATGATGGGGAAATTACTAGCCAGCCAGAAGTCTTGGTTGGTTTGGCGGAGACATAGAAGTTGCCTGTACCTGTCGGCCAGTCTTGGGCGATTGTTTCTTTATAAAAATTTTCTGGGATATGGATGGTCATATAGACATATTATTTATAAAATATTTGTGGCTGTGAATACCACAGTTGATGGTACTTTTACCTCTAAAGGAGAGGCTAACTGATAACCTCCAATTTGATATATCCTCTTATTATCTAATGTTCCATATAGTCTAAAGTTGGAAACATCAACATCTGCTGCCGTGCCAGTTTGTGTCCTTACATAAATCTGAATTAAATCGTCTGGTTTAAGAGGAGTGGTTAAATCGTAACTTAGACTGAAACTTAGACTGCCACTAACTTCACTATCGTTTAGAGCAACCCCATTTACATATACTTTTAAATATTTAGTGTGTGTGTTAGAGCTTGACAGGTCACATTTTATTCTAATAGTATTTACAAAACTATCTATTCGTGTTTCTTTTGCTTTTGTATAGCTTGTACCGGCTGCCACAACGGTTACATCATTAGAGTGTAGAAGATTATCGGAGACAATATACCCACTATCTATATCTATCTGTAGATTAACCATTGAGTCATCTATTTTCCCATTAGAATCTAGTTGTGGGACTTTCCCGACAGAAGAAGTCCCATAAGAAATATTAGTCAATACGTTTGCCCCCACCGCAATCGGCTCGGTAGCAATAGCGGGGGCAACATTAAGTTTTACAATACCTTTTGTAATAGTTGAAGCGTCTTGAGCACCAGCGGCCACAATTTGGTCTAAAGCGTCAGAGATTTCTTTAATATGCTCGGCTGTTACATTCATTCGGACAGGCTCGCCAATAGCGTGAGTTTGAGCCGTAGTACCCCCAAGCCCTCGGTTAGCAAGGGTTACAGTTAAATATGTCCCATTGCTGTCAGTTCCTTTCGCTGTGTAATAAACAATTTCTCTTAAAGACGAAGAAGAAGGGGAAATAACAACATAACCCTCATCTGGGGTTGGGAGAGCAGAAACATAGATATTAGTTGCACCTGTAAGTGTGACGGCTCTGGTGATTGTCTCCTTATAGAAATTTTGGATGGTTGAGATTGACATTTTGCTTATATTATAACATATTTTAGCCCAAACTTATAATTGAACTCGGTTTTGATAATCTTCGTGGTTGTTTCGCTCCATACAACGCCCATTGAGCAATCGTGAAGGTCTCGTTAAGGTTATTATTTGCTAATCCTAGTGTTACAGTCTGAGCTTTAACCAGCATTGATACTCGTTTTTTCTCAAAAGGAGCCCCACTTACATCTTCACCGAAGCCGTTTCCATAAAGTTTCTGACCAAACGGCACTTCACCAGTGGTTGCGTCCATATCTTCTAAGGCTTGACCAATATAAAACACCTTAGTTTTCGTCTGGCGTAAGTCATAAGCGTCATATTTAACAGTAATTGTAATACGTCCCTCTAAGGTCTTAAACATCAGGTCTAGGTATCGGTAGAGATTATATTTAGAGAAGTCTTTGTCCTCTACTTGCTTGAAAAATACCTCGGAGGGAATAGCCACTGCGTTATCCGCCCTTAAAGTTTCGTCCCATTTAAGCGTGCCATAAGGTGTTGAACTCTTATTGGTGTAAATTACCCCATCAATACTGGCAAAATCAAAGACGGATGACTTAATCCGATTATTATATTTTGTCCACACGTTGCTATAAAGGAGATGACAAACAAAAATCGTATTATTAACCACTGCCCCCAAAGGGATAGCTAGGTAAAAGCGTCTATTATTGTAGAAAACAGCCACTTGGTTATAGTAAGTTTTATCAACCAAGGCTAGGGTTTCCTTAATTTGGTCAGAAATAACTGACACATTAATACCCAACACGCCTGTCTGTTGGTCTTTAAAGCCAATCGCCCTCACTTCTCGGCCCGTAAAGAACCATAAATCGTTTTCCACCCACGTCACAGCCTTGCGAGAGCAAGCCCCGTAATTGTTGGATTGTAGTTCTAGTTTGGGTAGGTAGGTGTCAGTAATTGAGTCATAATACCAGCTCATTTTCCAAATAGAGTTTTGTTTGAAAATTAACAGATACCCGTAGTAGTTTTTAAGCACGGTAACACTGTCGGTGCCTAATGGTTTCAAGAGAGCAGTGCCACCAAAAGTCGTTGGGTCGGCAATATCCGAGTAATAAATCGTTAATGGTTCGGCAGTGACCCCAGAGACAAATAGTCTATCCTCAAAGACCTCCAAGATATTACCCTTGGGAGCGGAGGCATACTCGGTAAAACTAGTGCCATCGTATTTAAACAAGGCTTCTACCCCGTTACAGCCCCATAAAATGTCATCATAAACCACAAAACCAAAGTGTTTGTTCTCGGTAAAGGTGGGAGTTAGGTTATCCCAGACTCCAGTCGTAGCGTTGTATTTCTGTAATTTAGTTCCCATCCCTCGTAAGAAATGAGAGGTGCCGTCTTTTTTCTTGTAGTGAAACAGCGAATGACATTGCGTGCTAGTCTCCACCCCAAACAAAGCCACACCTGTATCTTTTGTCAAATAACCCTCCTCCACAAAGTTCATATTAACCGGCACAGACAGACCAGCCGAGTCATCAACATCAATGGCTTTAGTTAAGTCATTCTTGACAATTATAAAATTATCTTGTTTAAAACTCATTATAGTTAATGTATTGGTTGTCTTCGTCTCTAATATCTAATATCTCTATCTCCTTCGCCAAGATGTTAGTCAAGCTAATCATTAAAAATAAGATTGATTATCTAGTAAGTTCTGCTCGGCAAACATTTGACTTGAACGTTGGTTTCCCTCCTCGTAATTACTCATTACCTCGGCTTTTTGTTTTAATTCACTCTCGTATTTTTCCCTAAAAAACTTGGATAATTCCCAGTCCTGTAAGTCCTCAAAAGCCCGATATAAAATGCCATAAACAATACACTCGTGGAAGTAAGTTGGAATAGAGGGGTTAACCGCCGAGGTCATATCAGCAAAAGTCGGCCAGTATTTAATCGTCAGGCTTGTGGTTGTATCAGGCAAAACTTTAATCTCACCCCCCTCAATCACCACGCCATAGATTAAGGTTTTCTTGGCAAAGTCCTCAATCGTCATTTCGGGATAGAAATTGTTATAAGCATCAAAGGCATCACCATAAAGCGTCCCAAAGTCTGTCGGTAGGGTGCCAACTCCAGAGGTAAAGGTAATAGTCGCAGTTTTGATTTTGTCGTTAGTAAAGGTCTTTTTGGCAATATCTTCTTGAGCTAAGTTGGCATAGATATACAAAGTCTCGTCCTTGATCAATTCAGTCGTGGTCTCAAGGAGTTTGTTTCTTGCCAATGTAATGATTTGATTGCTTTGCATATTGTTTGTATTAATGGCTTAGCCTAAGGGGTATAAGCCCCCTAGGGAAACCATCAAAGACTAAGCAGAGTAAGCGGTTGTTATACGCATTACACCACCCTTAGCACGGTTGCCAGCGAAGACCTTGCGGCCATAAACGAGCAAGCCTTTACAGGTCGTAATGAAGCTATTCGGATCAGCTTCTGATGGGATAACTGACACTTTGCTGATTTGAGTCGCAAAGGCCATAAAATCTTTACAGCCAGCCAAAACCCAGTAACCTCCAGTGGTGGGGGTATTATTACCGTCAACCAACTCGGAGAAGTAAACCTTGAAACCAGCGATTGAGCCAATCAAGCCTTTCTCAACCACGCCATTGTAGGCGGATTGAACGGCTGGAATGAACTCAGGAGCGTTGCGAAGCAGAGCCTCAACAGCCGAGTTGACCACAATCCAGCGACCCTCGCGAGGAGCCAGAGAAGCGGACATCTTGGTTGAAAGGTCAACCAATGAGCGGTAAATGGTCTTTTCGGTCACGGCCTTAGCTGACGCACCCTCAATAACATAGGTGGTGTCTTCGGCGGCTGGAGCGATAGCTCCACCTGTATAGGCGGCTGAGCCAACGTCAGTGACGGTGATAGTAGTAGCGTCAGTGTAAGCAGAAACATAGTAGTAATTCGGTAAAGCCGCAAACTTAATGAAACCACCAACCATACCAGCCGTGAAGGTAGTGCCTGAACCAGTGACAACACCAGTTGTAGCGGCTACCGAACAAGTGCCAGTTGAGTAGGAAGTGCCAACAACGTTAGCTCCCCAGACGTTCTTGCGACCATATTTAAGAATGTCGGCATCAATGAGTTCAGCCATATCTCGCTTGGAGGACATAGCATATTCGTTGATAGCGTCAATGTCATTCTGAATTTTGTCCACGTCATCTACACCAAAGCTAAAGTATTGCTGTTGGTCAATGATGAGGTCTTCGTAGGTAGGGGTAAGCTCTTGCTTAACCAATTCCATACCTTTCGTGTAAGTAGACAAGCTGATTTTACCAGCTGTGCGAACACGAACACGATCACCAGATTCCTTAATCTGACCCTCATATTGGGTGTTGGTGATGTAAGGATATAGGGTATCGTTGTAGAGCAGTTCTACCAATTTCAAGGAATACTTGATTGGGGTGAATGCTCCCATAACGGGATTGATAATCTGTCCCATAATTTGTAAAATTAACTTTTAAAGTGGTAATTCTACAAATGAGTTATAAAGCTATTTAAGCTTGCCAGAGATTAAATCGTCATTGTATTCCTTGGAGAGTTTGGCGAATTTGGCAGGATTTTCCTGAGCCATTCTATGCCAATCTTCTAGGGTGCGAGAGGTGGTTGGAGCTTTGTCGCCACCAGTCGCCCTCTCTAAATCAATGCGATTTGCTTTCTCTTGTTCCTCCTTAGCTCCGAGAGCCTTAGCCTTATCAAAGAGGTGAATTTTAGCCATATCTTCTACAATATCAGCGATATTATCGGGGACATTGTTTGGATTAAAATATTTGGCTTTAAAATCAGCCTTATCAAGGTCAGGATATTTACTAGCCACTTCTGCCAACGCTTTATCAAACTTAGTCTCGTTATAAGTGGTCTTGGCGAAAGCAATAGCTGGGTCTTTATAGACTGAGTCTATTGCTCGCTTCGTCACCATATCGGTATAAGCTATCAAGTTAGCTTGGGCTTCAGGGTCTAGTTCCTCAAAACCAGGGTATAAATCATTTGCAGGTGGAGTTTCCTCCGTGCCTTTTGCCGCAAGTTCTTCAGCTAGACGCTTATTCTCCTCATATAAGCGGAGAGCTTCTTTACTGGACTCGGCAAACTTAGTTTTGTAATCAATTTCCGGTTCGGCTTCCGGAATTGGATTTGCGGTTGTCTCCGTTTCCGTTCCTTGGTCAGGTTGAGAGTTAGCTTGTGCGTTCTCAATTTCCTTATCAAAAGAGTTTGGATCTTCGTTCATAATGTTTTTGGCCCGTCCAATAGGGTTAGGGCGTTATTTCTTTTTAATAATCTTCTTGACCGCTTTTTTCGGAGTTTCCACCTTCGGAGTGGGTTCCGCTTTAGGCGTGTCAATGGTTTTAGCCTCAATAACGGGGATAAAACCAAGGCGGGCTTTCCCAATTTCGCTCACGTGGTCTAGATGAGCCATCAGAAAACTGATGTCCTTCTCATCTAGCGTCTCTTGAGCCAAAATGTCGTTGATTTTGTCTTGCATAATTACTTTTTAACTGATAATTTATCTCCTTAATTGTTCAATACTTATTTTAATAATTGATTTTCTAATAATTTTTTCTCTATTTGGGGAGCATTAAGGAAATTTTGGATTTTTCTAATCATTTTTACCTCCATTTTGCGGAATATCTCGGTTTCTTTAGGTAAATCTACTTCGGTTAAACGAGCAATCGCTATTTCTAATTCTTGATTAAGGAAGTTTTGGACATCTTCATCGGTTAGTTTGCGACCAGACAGGGCTACTTCCCACTCCCGAAAGGTCTCTTTTTCCTCACTGTTTAACTCATCGTAAGACTTAACACCAATTTTTTGTAAATACTTATTTAATAGGCTCATATTTAAGCAATAGGTTGATTAGCTTGTAATGGTGGCAAACTCTCGTCCTGGGGCATTGTAGGGGCTTCTAGGGGCATTATTGGGGCTTGCTGTTGCTGGAATACTTGGTCAATTTCCTCCTTCGTCCAATCAAGGGTCTCAAGGAGTTTGCGTCTGGCAATTTGAACCGCCACAGGATTGTCTTGGAAGACACTAATAACAAATTGTTGCTTCTTTAAGTCTAAGTCGTCATTGACGGTTTTCTCGTTCTTTAAGACCACTTTACACTCATAACCTTCGGGGTTGAGCCAATCAGAGCGTTGAATGTCTTTGGCTTGGTAGTTACCATCTGGGCCTTTCTTGTAGAGGGTGATAACGCCAGTAGAGTTAGCTTTTAAGAGTTCATAGAAGATAACGCCTGATTGTTTCCAAGCTCGGCGGTAGTTCTTAGCCACTACTTCATTGCGACCAGTTGACTGTTGTAAGGTAAGTTGAACTTCACCAAGAGTGGTTTGCCCTTTTTCTTGTATTCCTCGTTCAGTTGGCGTTTGAGCGACAGATGACTGGATAAGGTCTTTAAGGAAGGTAATTTGGTCGGCGGTGTCATTTAGTGGTTCAATCCGCATTTGCTGGACAATTTCAGCCGGATTGCCTGGCACGCCATACATTCCAAACGGTTTCGGGTCAAAAGCTCTCGGTTGGAACGTGCCATTTAGAGTATTGTAGAAATACATCCCAAAATTGCGGTAGGTGCGGTTCTCTAAGTCTTGGGAGATATACATATTCACTACCTTGTTGAAGGTGCGAACATTATCCGCCTTGCCATCGGGCCATTGGTCATTTAAGTCAGGATCACTCATCCACGAAACAATCGGCAAAAAGTCTATGCCAATCGCTTCCTTGAGTGGTTTGTTGTAGAGAATAACTTTATCAGCCGCCGTCACGATTAAGTGGCGAACAAAGCGTTTTTCCTCTTCATTCCAAATCAGTTTATAGTTTTCGTTAATCTCAACGATAACATCAGAGGCTTGATACTGGTCATAGTTCTGCACTCCTAAGGTTTGCAGGCGTTCTTGGCGTTCCTCGTAGTCTTCACGCCCTTGAGCTGAGGCAAGTAGCCCCTCCTTGGTGTCTAAATAGGTCTTTAAATCATTTTTTGCTTTCTCATCATACTTCGGATTAGCCAAAACCATCCGTAAGGGCTTAAAAATGTTCTTGTGAATGACAAAATAGGCACTATCTAGGTCTAAGGGGTTAGCGTTTGGGTCAATATCAATGTCATAAGGGTCAATTAGGTCGCAGAATATTTGGTTTTTAGCCCAGCCCCACTTCTTGAAGCCTCGTCCCTGCAAGCCTACTACCTTTTTTTCTAGGTTATCAATAATATCTAAGCCCAATTTGTCAAAGTAATAGGCCCAAAGTTCATTTAGGACAATTTCCCCGTCTTTAGACTTGTTATCTTTGCCCCGACTTTCAAACTCCAACATTGGAGCTTCATCAATCTTTGAAATCCACGTTTCAATCGTCTCCCGAATAATCGGAATGTTAATAGCTTGACGTTGAGTTAAACGGTTAGTAATAACCTTATCCCGATAAAGGGCATAATTCTCGTTCCAATTTTTAAATCTCCGCTCTTTATAATCTATTGAACGCTGTTTTTCCTTCTTATGTTGAGCAATTAGGGTGTCGTTGTCCATAATATTAAAAGGGGCAAAAAGCAGTTAGCCTTTTACCCCAGTTCTTCTGTGAGTGTTATTTAATGTGAGTGTTATTTAATTAGCTATATTATAACAAATTTTTTGATGTCAAGCAAATATTAAGCCACATTCTCTATTTTTATTTCACTAACCATTATTTTTTGGCTCCTGATAATTAAAAAGCGGTTTGGTTTGCCCTCTTTATCCGCCACAATCCTCACTTCTTCATAGGGGGAGAGAGAGCGTAAGAGCTTGATAATGTATTCTTCTTGGGGGCTATATTCCATATTCGGGGTAGAGACTTGTAACGCCTTGAGTTTGATAATCAGCTGTCATTCGGTTTATTCGCATTGGCTTGTCGGGTAATTCCCAGACTGATAAAGCAGTGCCAAAAACCGTGTCATCGTGTAAACCATCTGGCACAACCACTTTTAACTTACCATTATCGCTTAGTTGATATTGAAAATATGATAACTCACTTTTAAGGGTTGGGTCATCTAAGAGTTTAATTTTGGCCTGTTCCATTTGAATAGAGAGGCTAGTTAAAATATCTTTGCGGTTTTGTTCATTGAATTTAATTGGCTCTAACGCCACTCCTTGCCTGACCAAATCCTCAACTATCGGATCACCAACGCCCGTAGCGTCAATATAGCCCCTTGGTTTTCCCCATTTATGGTAAATTGCCTCAATTTTGGCTTTTTGCAAGTTCCAATCAACTTGGTTGAAGCGTTCCATCGCCACCTGTTCAAAGGTGTTAAGGTCTATAACCGAGATAACTGTAAAGTCTTGGTATTTAGCCAAGTCCACACCCATTTGGTAATAATGTAAGGGGTCTGGTTGTTTTTCTTGGAGAATACAAACCTCGTTAATTCGTTTAAAAAATGAGGTGGCACTTTCAATGAACTTACAAAAATACTCTTGGTCAATCATTGCTTCGGACATTCCCTCTCGTCTTTCTCTTTCAATATCCTCAGGGGATAAGACTTTTGTTTCATTGACCGTTAAAACTTCCGTAAACCATTCTGGGTTATCTTTAGCAATTTCTAAGAGCTTAAAAGCGTGGTTTTGACCTCTAGGGGTAAAGTTAAAAATAATCCAACCACCATTAACCGCTAAAATTGGTCTAATAAAGTTCCACACTTCGGGATTATTAACTGAATATTCTGACATCACAACTCCAATCGGGTTAGTTCCGACACCAGACTTAGAAAAGGTATCCGCTCCTAAGAGTTGGATAATAGAGCCATTAACTAATTCTACCTTGAGGGTGGTGTCGTTGGTTTTCTTGATTAGCTCTGGCGGAATATGGTCTAACATTTTAAAGCCATCATTGTCTATGTTATCCCAAATGACTTTTCTGGCTTGAGTATATTCAGGTAAAAAGTAAAAATAAGTTCCAACTCGTTCACAAGCCTTTTTAACCATATAATTAAAACAGACTTTATCTTTACCACTTCGTCTATTCCAAACTATAATTGCCCTTTTAATACCCTTATCTAAGGCTTTTAATAAGGGTAATTGATATTCACGGGGGCGAAACTTAAATGGGATCGTTATCTCCGTCATACTTAGTTACTTTAAAAACTATTCCTGAACGTTCTGTCTCTCCGCCGTTTAATAATTGATGATTCTTTATTAAAATATCTAGCGACCTAGTAAGTTCAGCATATTTCTCCTTACTTAAATCTCTAGTTGATAGCTCTCGCTTTATTCTTTCAATCTCTCTACCTAATCCTTCAGCTAAAGGCTTAATTGCTTTTTTAAACGCTTTGGTCTCAGTAACAAGTTTTGGTTTCTTGCAAGTTGATTCAGCATAACCACAATCCTCTAAAATATCGCCTAAAACTATCTTCTTCTTCTTTAGGATAGTTTCGGATATTTTCTTTGCTACGTTTTGTGGGTTTTCTACTGCCATTTAAAACTTATACCAAATAACTAATAATGCGATTATACCTAAAGCTATCTTTGTTAGTTGGATTATCCATTCTCCTTTAGACATTGTATTTTTGACCTTTAACTAGCTTATAGCCAGCATTTTCTAATAATTCTAAACGTTCTTCGTAAGTTTTGCCACAAAAATTATAATCTGTTCGGTGACACATCCAGTATAGTTCTATGTTATCAATACACAAGTTTTTATAATTGCAGGCATCTAGGGCTTTATTAAAGGCTTGGCGGTATTTGGGTAAATAAAGGATTGAACCAATTAAATTAGCAACAATTTTAAACTTATTACTGACTGTTTCCTTATACATTATTTCTCGTTCTTTATTTAATTTAAGAAGTCTGGCAATTTCTTGACGGGGATTAGCTTTTAAAAGTTCAGGGGTTGTTTCACTAAATAAATCTTCTATGCGTAGTCTGTAAGCGTTATCATACTCAAACAGGTGGGCGATTACTCGTGAGGGTTTACCGATTGAATTTGCCTTAATTTCTCTTAAAAATACCTCAGCCATTTTTTGAATTTCTCGTGAGAAAGGTGTTAGATATTCTGCCTTTAAGATGTGTGGCGACATTACCTTCCAACTAATTGAGGCAAAAGCATTGATTGCTGCTTGAAAACGCAGGGGGTTGATAATCGGCAAACCTTCAATAATCAAACGTTTCACTATATTGTTGGCAAAGACCGCTTCTGGTGGGGCATAACCTCTAGCTGGAAAATCAGCTCCTTCTATAATCGTTTCTATCCCATTCTTACCCCATTTAATCTCTTTGACTTTCCACGCTAGAATTTCCTCGGCTGAAATCTTAGCCTCGTTAGTAATTTGGGTGTCGGCTTGTGGGTTGTCATAAAGTTCTCTAGGTAGCATCTTTTTGTAATTCAGGCCATTTTAGTTGCACCGCCTGACTAACTAATTCTTGAATACACTTGGCAAAAGTTGGGTCTGAATCTAATGGTGTGACCACTTTAAACCGTTCTAATTTGCCGTCTTTCTTGATCGTGATGTCGGCTTCAACCATAGCGGCGGAAAACGGAGCTATCTTTTTTCTTTTATCGCCTTTAACTTGGTAATCTCTAATCACAAGGATTATCTCTTTGGTCTCAATTTTCTCAATTTGTGTCTTAATTTGTTTTGGCATATTGTTTTATTCTTTTCTCCGCTTTTTTAGCCGGTAGATTTTCTTTTAATACTGACTCCCAACATTTAAGGCAGATATATTCTTTGCCGGCGAGGTAGATTTGACCCACTTCCTGTTTACATTTTGAGCATTTATAGTTCATTT